GGTTTTACCCGCCGCGTACGGACTAGAACTCCGATCGGACTTCTTTAAGGAGAAACAAAAATGGGACGTCCTCTTAAAATACAAAAATCAAGCACAGGATCTGGCAATGGCGGCGCAGCCGTTGGTGTGGATCTTGGCTTTCCTAACTTTGGATCACTAACAGCACCTGTGGTCAACACAGCTGACACACTCAATACCACTCAATATCTAGGCGTTGTGGGTGGTGCAGGTCCAACTGACGCACCCTCAGCAACCAATCCCAGGGTTGATGTCATTGTGAACATTGCCGCACCAGATGGCACAGGTATTGGCGTGGCCACCGGCTATATCATCCGCCAAAAAGGCAGTCACAAGTATCTAGTGGGCGATGCCACTGGTGTCAACGACGGATCATTTGTGGTTGGTCAGGCTTATCAAATTGTGTCAGTGGGCAACACTGCCTGGACAGCAGCAGGCGCTCCCAGCAACTTTGGTGTAGGCACTGTGTTCACTGCCACAACAGTGGGCGGCGCAGGATCAGGCACAGCTAATTCTGTAGGAGTGTGTGTGCTGGACAATGACGTCACTCCTGGGGCTGGACTCATGGCTATCACTTTTACCATAGGCGATTCAACTGCCACCACAATCAGTAAACTTACCAATAAATTCTTGCTGGATTGGACTGGTGGGTCAACTTACGCAGCCACCGCGGTGATTGCAGACAAACGATATGCTACCAACTTTTTCACTGACGAAGGCACAGTGATCAAGTCAGGAACCACAGCCGCTGCCAACACCGGCACTGTGGCCTCTGGGCAACAAAATTTGTTGGATCTAGCCATTGTGGACAACGTTACTTCTTAATTTTGCAAGTGACCCAGTCCTCCCTGATACATACAGGGAGGATTTTTTATGAGCAGAGCATTTGTACTGGGCAATGGCAGCAGCCGGCTGAGAGTCAATCTAGAAACACTGAAAGAATTGGGTTCAACGTATGGCTGCAATGCCTTGTACAGAGAATTTGTTCCCACAGTGTTGATCAGCACTGATCGTCCCATATCGGACAGAATTCAAGATTCTGGCTATGCTCGACACAATCGATTTTTAACAAGAAAACCTAGACCAGATTCTGGAGCCCAATCAGTGCCGCCGCAGTATCATGGATTCAGCTCTGGGCCCATTGCAGTGGCAGCAGCAGCTCAGGATCACCATCGTGCTGTGTACTTGATAGGATTTGACATGGGTCCCACGGCCACAGGACATTTCAACAATGTGTATGCAGATACAGAATTCTACAAAAAAAGTTCTGCCAACCCCACCTACACAGGAAATTGGCAACGTCAAATTGTCACAGTCACTGGAGATTTTCCCAACACAAACTTTTTTCGTGTGGTGGGCTCGACCACAGCCGACCACGGCGAACTGCGCGGTATCAGAAACATGGCTCACATGACCATGGAAGACTTCTTGAACCGTATAAATAACACAAAGGAATTGTAAATGAGTACATATCAGCGTGTCAGTGGCAACCTCACCATACAAACAGTCAACAGCTCTGACAGCATTACTTTAAGCACTGCTGCAATTTCAACCACAGGCAATTGTGTTGTGGGCGGTAGTTTTTTGCGTGTGCCTGTGTTTGCTGGCAACTCAGCAAGAGACAGTGCCATTGTCTCTCCAGCAGCAGGCATGCTCATACTGTCAGGCACCAATTTTCAAGGCTACACCGGCGCTGCTTGGGCCAATCTCAATTAACTTTCACCTCAATACGAGTGCTACAGTTATTGGTAAATACACCTAAGAGGACAAGATTTACCTATGGCACAGCAGATCATTAACACCGGTGCAAATGCAAATGACGGCACCGGTGAACCATTACGTGAAGCGTTTACTGCGGTAAATGACAACTTCACGGAGATCTACACGGCCGGTCCGGTGGGGTCCAATGTGCAGATTGTTGGTAACACAATTACCACTCTGCAGACCAACCAAAATCTAACACTCAAGCCCGATGGCATTGGATTAATTCAAGCCAATGCCACAGTAGTTCCTAGTCTAAATCTAGTTTACGATCTAGGATCTCCCACTCTGAAATGGGACAGTATTTACGCTGGATACTTGTTTGGCAACGGTGCATTTTTGACTGGCATCAATTCCAATGGTTCAGCCAGCAACAGTTTCAGCACTGTATCAGCCAATGGTGTTGCTATTGTGGCCAACACAGCCACTGGCGTGTTGACGCTGACGCCTGGTAACAACATTGTTATCACAGGATCCAGCAGTGCAAATTCTGTTACATTTGGTGTTTCGTCATCGCCAGTATTTGCTGGCAATGTGACTGGTGGTAACATACTCACTGCTGGTGTGATATCGGCTGCAGGCAATATCACTGGCAGCAATCTCAGCATAGGCAATATCACCGCCGGCAATCTCAGTTTCACTGGCAGAATCATTGGCAATCTGTCCACAACAGGCAATATCACTGCCGGCAATGTTATTTCTACAGAAAGAATAATAGCATCGTCAGACATTGTGAGTTATGGTAACCTTAGTGGCACCTACGTGTTTGGTAACGGCGCATTTCTAACTGGAATTACCGGCACTGGAAATTACAGCAATGCCAATGTGGCGGCTTTTTTGCCTACCTATACTGGCAATATTTCAGCCAATTATTTCTTAGGTAACGGCAGTCAGTTGACTTCAATCACTGGTGCCAATGTTACCGGCACGGTAGCTCGTGCCACACAAGCCAATATAGCCAACGTTGCATATTCAGTGGCGGGCGCTAATGTAGTAGGCCCAGTGGCCACTGCCAACAATGCGTCATTTGCTAATTTGGCCTACACTGCCTGGGGTAATGGCATAATTGGCCCGGTAAGCACTGCCAACACTGCCAACACTGCTAACATAGCCAATGTTGCATATTCAGTAGCAGGTGCCAATGTTCAAGGTACAGTGGCCAACGCCACTTATGCTGCCACAGCAGGATCTGCTGCCACAGCCAACACTGCCAACATAGCCAACGTTGCATATTCAGTAGCAGGTGCCAATGTTGTGGGTACGGTGGCCACAGCCACTAATGCGTCATTTGCCAATTTGGCCTACACCGCCTGGGGTAATGGCATAATTGGATCAGTAGCCACTGCCAATATTGCCAACATTGCTAATATTGCCAACGTTGCATATTCAGTAGCAGGTGCCAATGTTCAAGGTACTGTGGCCAATGCCACTTATGCCGCCACAGCAGGATCTGCCATTACCGCCAATGTGGCCAACATAGCCAACGTTGCATATTCAGTAGCAGGTGCCAATGTTGTGGGTACGGTGGCCACAGCCACCAATGCGTCATTTGCAAACTTGGCCTACAATGCCTGGGTGGCTGAAACAGTATCAAATGCCGCACAGCCAAACATAACTTCAGTAGGTACACTGACCAGTTTGACAGCATCTGGAAACATAACCAGTGGCAATTATTTCATTGGCAATGGTTCCTTGTTGACAGGCATAGTGGCATCCAATGTGGGTGTGTTGAGTACTCTCAGTGTAACCGGCAATGCTCAAATTGGCAATGTGCGCACAGCAGGCATAGTCACAGCCGCTGGTAATATTGTTTCAGCAGCCAATGTTCAAGGAAATTATTTCATCGGCAACGGTGCCTTCATAACCGGCATTGTGGTCACAGCAGGCGCCGCAATAGAAAATGGTCAAAGCAATGTACGCATTGGCGGTGCCAATGCCAATGTCGCAGTCAGTGTCAATGCTGCAAGCAATGTGGCAGTGTTCTCCACTGGTGGTATGTCTACCACAGGAAATATCACGGCCAACGTCAATGTTCTTGCCAACGGACAGATATCAGCTGTAGGCAATGTCACTGGTAATTATATTTTTGGTAATGGTGCATTGCTGACTGGGGTTATTACCAGCGTAGCAAATATCAACAATGGTACTAGTAATGTCACTGTGGTCAGCTCAGGCGGTAATATCACTGTTGGAGTTAACGGCTCTGGCAACGTAGTGGTATTTGCCAATACTGGAGCCTATGTTGCTGGTGTTGTGAGTGCAAGTGGCAATGTCACTGCCAATTACTTTATTGGTAACGGATCACAACTGACCGGCATTGACTCTACAACCATACAAAATGGCAACAGCAACGTAAAAGTCTATGCCAATGGCAATGTATCAACATCTATAAGTGGCACATCAAACGTAATAACAGTTTCAAATACTGGACAATATGTATCCGGTGTAATCTCAGCTACAGGCAACATCACTGGCGGAAATTTATCAGCAGTCAATCTTGTAATTAACAACATTACCAGTGACGATTCATCTTATGTGAACATAGAAGATGGGTTAACAGTCACTGGTGAAATTCTAGCAGCAGGAAACATCACCGGCGGCAATGTCAACACCAACAACATTGTTGGCACTGGGGTAACAATCACCAGCACCGGTAATTTGAATTTAGCTCCCACAGGCAATATAACTGTCAATGCCAAAAATATCAACAATTTGGCAGATCCGGTAGCAAACAGTGATGCTGCTACCAAGGCCTATGTTGACAGTCAAGCTGGCAACGTCAGTGGCAATGTGATTGGTAATTTGATACCACTGGGCACACCCAGCGACAGCAGTTTGACCACCAACGTGGCCTATCCTGGATGGACCACTGCTACTTTTGTCACAGACGGTCTTGACGATCTGAACCAGGTGGCACTGAACATTGCCAAAAATACCTTTGTAGGTCAAGCCAGTTTGAGTGGCACCCCGCTGGCAGGCCCCAGTCCAACAACAGTGGCATTCACAGGCAGTTACATTGGCAATGTCAACAGTCATCTTTGGAATTTTGGTGATGGTACTACCAGTACCAGTGCCAACCCATCCAAGACTTACAGCAATGTGTCAGGCGGGCAGTTCACAGTCACCTACACTGCTTTCAACACAAATGGAACTTTTGGCGGAAATATTGCTAATGGTGCCAAAGGTTCGGTGTCGTCTTTCACTGCTACAAATTACATCACATTGTACACACCCACACCCGTAAGTGCGTTCACAGTGGCCAACGCTAGTATTGACACAGGCACTAGTGCTCAAATCAGCAACACCAGTCAGTATGCCAATTACTTTGAATTGTATTGGGGTGATGGATCTGCCAATGTGAATTTTGCCAATGGCTGGACCACACAATCACATGTGTACAACAATTCGGCCAACACTGACAGTAGATATGGCATAGTGCTCACGGCCACCAGCAACACTGCAGGCCCTGCCAATGTCAGCACAGTGTCCAGCACCAGTTTTGTAAAAGTTTATTCTCCACAAAGTCCAGCATTTACTGCCAACACACTGAATGTGATCAACTATGCTGCCACCAGTGGTGGTGTGGTCAGTTTCAGAAATGACACACCAGGCACACCAGGCACCACTGCTGTGTATGGAGCCCAACAGTTGTACAACTGGCAATGGGGCGACAGCACTGCCAACAGCAACGTCAACATTCAAGCAGGCTTGGCCGGCAACCCAGGTGCGGCCAACATCACTCATACTTTTGCGTTGAGTGCTGGACAGCAAACTGCTGGGACCACAGTGAATTACACAGCAAATCTTTGGTTGTACACTGGTTATAGCACCAGTCCATTCAAAGCCAGCAATGTCACAATCACTGTAGAGCCTGAAGTGCGGGCCAACTTCTTGGGCACAGCCAACACACAAAGCGACGCTTCTGGCGCTACTGCACAGACTGGTTATATCTACACTGACTACAACGGCAACAATCGCGCTGAGTTCAGCTTTCAGAATACCAGCCAATTGGCCAATTTATACAACTGGAGTTTTGGTGACAGCACCTTTGCCAATGGTATCTCCAACACTGCCAATGTAAACAAGACCTATACCAGTACCGGTAGTTACACCGTGGCTTTGACTGCGAATGGCACTCCAGGTACTACTGCTCAAAGCAACACACAAACACGTACCAATTACATTACCATTGCTGCCAATCCTGCTGCACCAGGAGCATTGAGCACCAAGACCATCAGCATGAGCACTGCCAGTGAAGGTACCAGTCCACTGTTGGCCGCTGGTGCCACAGACAATACAGGTGGTAATATTCCCAGTGCTGGAGCATCAGTCACACGTTATGTGAGTGCTACACCTGTTGTGAGTACCACAGCCTCAGCAGCCAACACTTCAACCACAGGCACACTCACAGCCTTGGTCAACAACACAGCTTCGGGAAACACACCGTTCAGCGTGGGTACCAGCAACACAGGAACATTTACCAATCTAGTGGTATCTCAAGACGCAGATGCACGGTCTGTAATCAGTACCGCATATCCTACTGGATTCTATAAAGTATTCAGCGCATCTGTCAGCAAGTCCTTGGCCAGTCTCAGCACTGGCTACAGCGACTACAAACTGTCACATTCCACCACTGGCAATACCAATGCCACTGGTTTTGTCAAAGATAATTTGACAGCCACTCCCACACTCAGCAATGCCAGTGTGACCATGACCGAAACCACAGCAGGAACTTTTAGATATATTTCTGGTGTGCCCTACTACAATACAGGCAGTCCAGCAATATCAATCAACAGTCTGGCAGTGAGCAATCTCACTGGACAAACATACCGCAGTACATCAACTCCAGTGACTGTGCTGTCAGGCACCAATTATGAAAGCACCACTGGGTCAATCATCAGCACACAAACCAAGACCTATGCACAGATTGATGGTGCTTCAAGTATGTTGACCGGCGGAATACCCAATGCCAATGTGGGCATTGCATCTGCTTATACCCTGGGCAATCTTGCCATCAGCATCAACGGATCTGCACAGACAGTGGCCACCCTGGGAGCCAACATCATCAATGTCAACGGCACCAGCGCAACCATACAGTTGCCCACCAAAATACAAGTTTACAGCACAGCACTCACTGGGTTTGATGAATCAAATATTGCAGTGGCCTCAGGGTTGGGATCAGTTTACACAGACAATGCAATTAGAATTTCAGGCATAGGGTCAGGCAATACACCAGCGTTTTCAAACAGCACCAATTTCTACACTGCCAATGCTTGGTCTGGAGCAGTGACCATGACCGGCACCGACGAAGCAGTGGTACGTTGGGGAACATTGAAACATTTTAACTCTGCTGATTTTAGCACAGGCTACCTGCCAGTGGGACCAGACCTAATCACTGGTCGTTCGGGAATACAGTATTTTACGTTTGCTTTCCGTAGAGCCACCATGGCCAGCTTTGACATCATCTTGACCACTACCACAGGCATTGCAGGACTTTGGGTTGCGGCTCCGGGCACTACTATAGACAAGAGTGGATTCTCATCGCCCACACCAGGTTATCCAGGACCCACCAGTACACTCAACGGTTGGCTCACTGGTTACGAACAATACAATGGAGCAGGTGTACCAGGCAACAGTGCCACTGGCGGCAATCCAGCAGGTACCAATGGATGTGCGTTGACCGGCGCAGACATAATTCCGTTAAATACAGCCATAAGCAATCAGAGATACACAATGACCCTGGGATCACAGAATTCTAGCAACAGCACCGGCAACAATATTTTGATCAGAATTGGATTATCCAGCGGCCAGACACTGGGTTCTGTTGCAATAGGACTTGCTACATAATGTCTGCTACATTCAACGAATCACAACAAATTGATTATCTGTGGAAGAAGCTGGGCTATGGCGTGGCCAAAACTGCAGGTACCACAGGTGCAGGCGCCAAACAAGCCTACAACGAAAGCATTGCCAGTCCACTGTTGTATCGTGGTGATTTGATTTGGACACAAAGTGCTGATATTCCCGCATCACCTCCGTCCAGCACCAATGGCATAGTACAAGTGTACAAAGATGGCGGCGGTGGCGGCTACAGTCCCACTGTGGAATGCTCAGAAGATTTAACCTCACCTGACAATCAAACCTGGTTGACCAATTCAACCAACTGGATTCCCACACAGTTTGGTGACAATTACCTGATTCAAGTGTACGCAGCCAATGTTGGAGTGAACAATCCACAGACTGTGGGTACCAAGCTGTTTCAATCTGGTTCAGGCAACGACGATACCTGGTTCTTTGATTATCAAGCCGGTGTACTGAACTTCAATGGTGCAAACATACCCTCGGTGATTGCTGGTGGAGTCACAGGTAAAAGCATATACATTGTGGGTTATCGATACATTGGTATCGTGGGACTGTCAGGCGGTGCAGCCACCGGTACTTCAATTAGCAACGGATCATCCAATGTAAATGTGGTAAGTTCTGGCGGCAACGTCACAGTGGGCATAGGCGGCATAGGCAATGTGGCTGTGTTTGCCAACACTGGCACCTATGTCAACGGAGAAGTCAGTGCGTCAGGCAACATAACTGGTAACTATATTTTAGGCAACGTTGTCCTGGTAAACGGACAAAGTCTGTCTCCTAGCAAAATTTTCAATGGCATCAGCGAATCCAACATTGGCACCGCCAATGGCAATGCCAATATTTCCATAAACGGCACTTCAAATGTGGCAGTATTTGCCAACACTGGCGCTTATGTGACTGGTGTTGTGAGTGCGTCAGGCAATGTGTCCGGCAATTACTTTATTGGTAATGGCTCACAATTAACTGGTGTTAGCCTAACTTCTACCAAAATTTTCAACGGCATCAGCGAAGCTAACATTGGCACAGCCAATGGCAATGCCAACATTTCCATCAACGGCACGTCAAACGTGGCAGTGTTTGCTGACACAGGGGCGTACATTACTGGACTGCTCAGTGCTACAGGCAACATGTTTGGTGGCAATGTCATCAGCAACGCTGTGATATCTGCGCTGGGCAACATAATCAGCAACAACATAATTTCTGCGCTAGGCAACGTCATTGGCGGTAATATCATAACTTCGGGCATGATCACTGCTGCGGGCGACATTATTGGTAACAATCTTGCAGGCCGTACACTCACAGTGAACTCAATTGCCAGCGATGATTCTTCTTATATTGCGATCAATGATGGGTTGAATGTGTTTGGTGTCATCTCTGCAGTGGGCAATGTCATGGCCGACACGTTTGTGGGCAACGGCATTGGCTTGACCAGTACCTTGGTAGATCGCGGATCAGATGGCAATAATTGGGACAATATCACCCAAATGGGAGTGTACACGGTAAATAGAACAAGTTGGGCTGGAACCACCAATACACCGTTGGACAGTCAGGTTTTTGTGGGCTTGTTAGAGGTAAAAAACAGTATGAATATGGCTATTGAACAAATCTTTTACCCTGGCACCATTGATAATACCAATGTAAAAATGCAGTGGACTCGTGCTTATTGGTCAGGCACCTGGACAGCCTGGGTATTGATGACAAATGATGGACAAACAGTAAGTGGCGGCGAATTTTCTTAAAATAAATAAAGGATATGGGAAGAAATAAATGGCAAATACAATATTAATCAAACGCTCTGGTAACGTAGCAGCAGCACCAACTGGTGCAACGTTGGCATTAGGTGAATTGGCAATCAACTTTACCGATGGCAATTTGTTCTACAAAGACAACAATGGTGCTATTCAAGTAATTGCCAGTAAACAATTTGTTTCAGTTAGTGGCAATATCACCGGAGGTAACGTATTAACTGGTGGATTGATTTCAGCCACAGGCAATGTCACTGCCGGCAATATCATAACTGGCGGTGCAATTTCTGGCTCAAGTGTCAGTGTCAGCGGCAATGTCACAGGCGGCAATTTGAATGCCTCAGGTTTGAGCTTGAGCTCAAACGTTTTGTCAGTGTTGAATTCCACTTCAAATATCACTACCACAGCCAATATTTCTGCCAATTACTATATTGGTAATGGATCACTGCTGACCGGTATTGACGCTACCAGCATTCAAAACGGCAACAGCAACGTAAGAGTCTATGCCAACGCCAACGTTGCTACCTCAGTGAATGGCGTAGCAAATGTGCTGGTGGTGGCAGATACTGGTCAATATGTTACAGGTCTTGCTTCAGTAACTGGTAACATCACGGGCGGTAACTTGATCACTGCGGCAGCCGTAAGTGCTGCTTCGGTCAGTGCCACAGGCAATGTACAATCGGGCAATGTCAACACAGGTATTGTGAGTGCCACAGGCAATGTACAATCGGGCAATGTCAACACAGGTATTGTGAGTGCCACAGGCAATGTGATTGCAGGTAATTTAAATGCCACTGGCCTGAGCTTGAGTGGCAATGTTGTATCTGCACTGAATGTGACTGGCAATGCCACAGCAGGCAATATCATATCTGTAGCTGCAATTTCTGGTGCTTCAGTATCGGCCAGCGGCAATATCACTGGTGGCAATATTGAAACCACTGGGTTGTTGAAAACCAATAATTTTAGTATCACAGGCAACATCACTGGCAATCTTGTGCCCAGTGCCAATGCCACCTATGACCTGGGTGCAGCCGGAGCAGTTTGGAAAGACTTGTATTTGTCTGGCAACACTATCAAACTGGGCGAGCAAACCATATCATCCAATGCCACATCAGTCAGTGTTGGAACAGCTAATGCAGCAGCCAACAACGTCATAGCAACCAGTCAAGTCAGTGGTGCCACAGTCAGCGCCAGCGGCAATGTCACTGGCGGCAATGTATTGACCGGTGGATTGATTTCAGCCACAGGCAATGCCACAGCAGGCAACATTATATCTATTGCTGCTATTTCAGGTGCAAGTGTCAGTGCTAGTGGCAATATTATAGCAGGAAACTTAAACGCTGCTGGCTTGAGCCTGAGCTCGAATGTGGTATCAGCATTGAATGTAACCAGCAATATTACTGGTGGTAACATCATATCTGTGGCTGCCATTTCTGGCGCAAGTGTTAGTGCAAGCGGCAACGTTGAAGCTGCCAATGTCAATGCTGTAACTTTGAGTGCTAGTGGCAATGTTGTTGGCGGAAATATCAATGCTGGCGTAGGCGCAATTTCTACCACTGGCAATGTCAAT